GTTTGTAAAACAGCTATCGTACCATTACCAGAACGGGTAACATCAAGCGGTGCAACTGGCGAACTCGTACCAATACCAACATTAGAACCACTAACTGTTATAGCATCGGGTATGTTAATTAAGTCTGTTTGCTTAGACATTATGTTTGCTCCATGTAACTCATTACTACTGAAACTTTGTCTGCTACCGAACAATCAACTTTAATAATATCACCTACGTTAGCGATGATCTTACCATCAAGAATACTTAGTGATGCACCAGCAGGGATTGGAACATCCTTAACCAAATATGCAGTAGTATTCTGTGTCTGACTTGTTTGAGTAGTTGTACTAACAAGAGTAACTGAAGCTGTTACCTGACTTGTGTGTACGTTGGTTAGGTTCATACCAAGAATAACAAGAGTACTTCCCGACTGAACTGTATATAGTGTTTCGGGTGTACCAGCACTCGCAGGTGCTACATCCCTTGTGATTACCTTAAAAGTGTTTGCCATTTGTTTTTCCTATCCTAAAGCTATTGCCAAAGCCGTAGCTTCGTCTACTGTTGCAGCACCTATGTCTGTTATTACTTCTGCCGCTGATCTACTTTCTAAACCATTTGCAGTAAACCTAGCATATTCGTCATCTGCTACTGATGTACTATCTACCTTAACTGCGTTAGTATTAGATATACCAAATGTTAGTGATGCTTGTCCACCTATATCTGATAATACTTCTGTTGCTGATCTACCTTCAACTGATGTACCATCTATACGAAGGAAGTCATTATCTGCCGCACCACTAGTAAATACTGCTACGTTACCATTACTTATACCTGTATCTGTTACTGCCGCTGTACCTAGTCCTAATGATGTACGAGCAGTAGAACCTGACTCAGCTACAAAGTTAGAACCATCACCTACTATAAAGTTACCATTAGTTACTGCTAGTCCTGCTACATCTTGTAATTGTGCATCTAGTCTAGCATTAGCTATTGTACCTGTAAGCTGTGTAGCAACGATACTTTTATTCGTTAGTGTCTGTGACCCATCTAGTGTAGCTACAGTACTATCTATTGTTATTTCATCAGCATTAGCAGTAATACCTGTACCACCGATAACATTAAGAGTAACATCACCTGATGTACCACCACCTGTCATACCTGCACCAGCTACTACTGATGTTATATCACCTACTGGTACAGTAGCTACTTGAGTATCTACATAAGCCTTAATTGATTGTTGTGATGCTAGATGTGTGGCACTGTTAGATGCCATGTTATCTTCATCTTTTATTGAAGTTCCACTTATTGTACCATTCAGTACAGGGCTTGTCAATGTTTTATTTGTAAGTGTTTGTGATCCTGTAAGTGTAGTAACTGTAGAATCAATTGCAACTGTGACTGCATTACCTGTAGCACTAGTATCTAAACCTGTACCACCTGACACTGTTAATGTTTCACTATCTAAGTCAATAGCAATTGTACCACTATCTGTAGTTACATCTAAGTCTTCTGCAGTTACAGTAGCATCTACATAAGCTTTAACTGATTGCTGTGTAGGTATTAGTGTAGCACTATTAGAAGACATATTATCTTCATCAACAAATGCTGTTACTGTAATAGTACCATCAGATAAATTAGCAAATGTAATATCACCTGCTGATGCACCACCAATAGTTACACCATCAATTGTACCACCATTAATATCTGCAGTAGTTAGTACTGCTGAAGGTACTGTAAGAACACCAGTAGAGTTAGCAATAGTAGCTGATGCTGTACCATCTTTAGCTTTGATGTTTGTTACTTCAATGTTAGTCGTATCTACTGTAGTAGCATTAACTGCTGTAGAACCTAGTGTTGTAATAGTGATAGCATTGATTGTACCACCTTCAACTTTATCACCAGAGATTTGATTAGCCGCTAGTGTAAGTGTACCTGCAGATACATCTAATGTTTTACCTGAGCCTACTGTAATGTCTGATGTAGCAATAGTAGCACCGTCTACAGTACCACCATTAATGTCTGCTGTATCAGCTACAAGAGCATCTATATTAACAGTACCATCAAACCATGCATTCTTAAACTGTACTGAGCTAGTACCTAAGTCAATATCATTATTAGTTACAGGAACTATTACACCATCTTGGAAGCGTAACTGCTCAACTGAACTTGAACTTACATCAACAAAGACACCAACACGATTGTTAGTATCATTTACTACAACTTTATTAAGTGGTGTAGCCACACCGGGATCACCAATCAATCCAATGACAGGGCCTTCTGCCGCTGTGCCATCATGCTTGTGACCAGTAGTATTTACAAATGCAGCTAGTAACTGATTATATTCGTCATTGGAATCTGACGCATTGATAATATCACCATCTGTGTATGTGGACTGCCGTGTGTAACCAGCCATTTACTTCTCCTTTATCGACGTGCGGATGCGTCAAATTCTAACTGAAAACCTTTTAGTGAGTAAGGTTCTGAAACTCCATTGTCAACAACTCTTAATGCTACAGCAAAGCCACTACCTTCTACAGCTTGTCTAACTAGAGGCTGTGACTGACCACCGTATGTAGCAGTACCATAAGCAGATGTACCGTATATAGCAACAACTTTACTACTATCAAAAGGGTATGCCGCAGGTCTAGGTATGTTAGGGTCTTCATAGTCATAGCGTAAAAACAAATCTGAATTTACTGTACCTGTAGGGGCGTAGTTAATGATAACACGTTGAAAGTTTTTTCTTATACCAGCATCACCCATAGTTAAATCAGGTGATCTATATCTACCTACAATTGTTTCACCATCAAATGTACTACCTTGTTCTTGTCTATATACATAGCCATCAAAACCACCATGTAGTACATACACTGAACCTTGTTCATTTAAAGAGTCAGTACAAGAAGGTTGAATACCAAGTAACTCACTATATGTATATCCTTGAGCACCCCTGTATGCAATAACACCTTTAGTAGCGGCTCTTGATCTTGCAGAGTTATTTACAAAGAATATACGATACTGTGTTTTATCTGGTACGACTACTGCTTCAAACTCATCTACATCTGTGTAAACAGAAAACAGTTCGTGTACAGAAGCACTTATAGTACCAAGCTCAACATCGCCAATCTTTTCAGTACCAGCAACAGTACGTAAACCATCACGACTCAAGAAGATTATATCACCAGCAAATTCTTTTATGGTTGATCCATTAATACAACCAACGTTACGAGATACAGGTTGTAATTGAAAATCAGCTACTGTATTACCAACAAGTCTAAATATACGTTCTGCACAAAATATTATTAGTGTATCTCGGAAAGGAAAGATACCTGTTATAGTATCATCTACTCTTATAGAACCTGCTCCATTTGCTGAGCTAAAATCATTGTCTGTATATGGTGCTGTAAATAATAACTCTTGTGGAGTAGAGGACATACCAGCAAAGAACATAGTATTCTTAAAGGATGTAACATACTTAGGATTAGAAGGAGCACCCGTACCATTAATATCTGTTACAGTAGAACCGTCATACTTAGTTGCATGGTTAGCTCCATCTGCCCAAATAATGTGTGGAGTGTTATTAAAATTATATCTAAAAAAAGTGTACTTAGTTGCGTTAGATCGTCCTGTATCTATTGCTGACCATGCACCACTACCACTAGCCGCTTCATAAACTTTAGTTCCTCTAGCGGCAATAACTTTATCATTACCAGCAAAGTAAGCTGACATTAATACAGCTTCAGAAGAAGACGCTGTTTGTGGAACTATATTACTATTCCATTTAGTATAACCATTTATACGTCTGTAGCCACCTGTAATATCAGCTTCAAAGTTTTGTAACTCTAATGCCATTCCCGGTTCCATTGTAAACGTAGAACGGTCAAGAACTAAGCCACCTTGTAATGGGAACACAAACGGATTGAGTCCTGATTCATCTGCCATAGTTAAGCCTTATACAAACATACTTGATTACTTACTTAATACTGTTGAGTATATGTAATCTGTTCTGTTACCTAGTAAACTTCTCATACTTTTTATACCAGCCTCAAACCTTTGAAAGTTTAATTGATGTTGAGTAGACTCACCTCTATACTGATAGCCATATGCAGTTGCGCCATCTACAATAACAGCTCTATATTGTTCTGGTATTAAAGGTACATCACCTGCATCTGTTAACGCTGTGCCATAGCTGTAATATTCATAACGTAAAGTATATGCTTTATCAGGATATGGATATAAACCGTATTTATTATCGGGTGTTCTAAATATGTAGCGAGGTACTGAACCTGCATTACTAGTATCTTCTTGTTCAATATATCTGTTTAAATAATCTTTATAATCTAACAAGTCTAGCTTACCACCTGCTATGCCCAAGCTATCATCTTTAACTAAACGAAACGTATCATAGTCAACATGCTTAGAAGTTGTAGGTGGATTGTATCTAGTAGTACCAGCAACTAGTACATCTGATTTAGTAGCATGATTATAAGGCCAACTAAACTCACTAGTATTAATAAAATCTATTGCGTCATTAATAGCATTTTTACATTGAATTTGAAAACCCCTTGCTGACACAAAACCAGAAGATGTTAAAGGTACTTCGTTAAAACGAGCAATAACTTCATTTGTAATATCTAAATAGGTATATGCCATTAGGTTCTTTCAAATTAAATGCAAATATAAGTAGGCCAGTTTCCCAGCCTACTCATTATATTATTTATGCAAGAGTATCGCGATCTACTTCTGTAGGAGCTGCGTCACTCTGATCACTGACATCCATCATTACAGCGTAAACACGAAGTTTACCTGCAGTAAATGTTGCACCACTACCTGCGAAGGTAAGGTCTAACGTGTCTGCAGCTGCAAGTGTAACGTCTGCCGCTGGTGTAGCGGAAGGAGCATATGCACCATCAGCCGCACCGTCAATGTCAAACGCTGCAACAAACTCATCAGCATCTGCCGCACCAAGTGTGACAGTTGCATCTGTGCCTGTATTTTGAGTTGCAGATGCAACAACGCAAACACCTGCGTGTAATACACGAGTGTTAGCAGGGATAGTCAAGCATTGTACTACGTCACCGCCTGTACAGGAAATAGCCTGTGCAGTAAGATCAATAGTTTTTTGTACCATATAAGGAGCACGACCACGCTTTGTAGAGCCGTGTTCTGGTAACAATAGTGTTGATATAGTAGCCATTTTCTATTCTCCCTATGCTAAATGGTACTTGGCGTTAACCAAAGCTTCTGGACGTAGGATTTTCCTACCGTATAGATGCATACCACGAACAATGTCCGAGAATGAATCTGGATCACGATATGTTTCAGTTTTGTTGATCTGCTCTGCAGTTGCAACGGCTGAATCATGACCAGCTACAATCATACCATAGTTAACAGCAGAGTTCGTTCCTGTGAAGGAAGGACCTGTACCAACTGTAGGTAAGTTGTTGGAAGTATAAACACGGAAGCCGTGAATGTTCATTCCAATTAAGCCATTCTGTAGACCAGAACCACCGAAGTCAGCATTAAATAGGCGAGAATCCTCGTCTTTTAATAACTCCATGAATACCGGGTCAACTACTAGCCATCTACCTTGTGTATCTACATTTTGTTGATCTAACAAACGAGACATACGTGCGATAACTGTTAGTGGGAAAGTATCCCCAACCGCAGGTGTTGAGTCAGTTGCACCACCAGTACGTGGTTGTAGTGCTAATGCATCTCCAGCAGAACCACCGAATGATGCCGCATCAATTTTCATTGAAGACAACAGTTCGTCAGTACCTGCAGTTGACACTGCTACACTACCATTTGTTGTAGTATTAACTGTATCAGGTGATCCATGTATAGCAGATTGCTTAAAGCCAGATAAATAACCAAGTACATCTTGGTCATACTGATCGCCTAAACGATAGGCTGCACGATCCGAAGCAAGGCTTTGGAAGTTAACGTGCGAATGAGCTTCTTCAATATCGTCAACCTTAAAAGCAAAATAGTTCGCTTTGTCGATTGTCAATGAAAAATCTTCATCGTCTAAGTCTTGTGGGGTTATTGTCTTACCACGTAGGTAAGGTTGAACAGTGATCTCAGGTTCTTTGATAATTTTAACTGAGTCACCCATGTTTGCGATTTCTCCGAAATAGTCAGAGTTAGTGATCGCCTCACAGACAGATGCTTTGCGGAATGCAAGTTGCACCTGTTTGCTGTATATAACTGGTGAGAAGTTACCGTTTGGTAAGTTACCATATCCAGCAGCAGTTCCGAATGCCATAATATTTCTCCTTAGCATTAGATTACAGATGCAAACGACTAATGACTTATACAGAGGCTAATTACTACTAGGGTGCGTTATATAGAAAGTCGGCCAACTTACTGTAATAACGGGCCATGAGACATTAGGTTGTCCGAAAGCGTTATGTTGTTTGCGTGAAGTGTGTGATAGTGTGAGTAACCATATTGTTGGGGTCACACTATTACATTGTACATATAGTTATATCATAAATATATTATATGTCAATAGCTTTATCGGGCATTACCCGACATATCGTAAATAAACTTACCTGTACGAATAGATTCCATGATAGCATCAGAAGCCTTTTCATACTGTTGTGCTGACATTTTAGCTACCTGTGATTCTTTAAAAGTTTCTCCAGAGTTTTCTGTGTCAGGTTTACTACCTTTATTACGACTATTTACTGAACGTGCAGCATCTTTAGTGCTTGCAGGTTTGTTTCTTTTAATACCCATATCAGCTTTATACAAATCAATTGCACGTGCGGCTGAACGTGAGTCACTATCATTTTCATATAGTGCATCTTGTACCCACTTAGGTTGCTCATCTACCCAATCATGAAACGAATCATCATCACGAATATCACCAAAGTCAGGGTGGGCAGTCATCAACTCAACTTCAGCTTTCTTGCGAGATGCATCAGCTTTCATTTCATCAATTTCTTTTACTCGTTCTTCTAATCCAGCAGATTGCTCTTTAGCTTTTTTGATTGCAATTGTTTCTACAATCGCCGCTACATCTGGGTATTGTTCTGCCCAAGCTTCTATGTCTCCATCAGACTTGGGTAGTTTAATTTCTTGTTTAGTTGAGTCTTCAAGTTGACGTTGTAGTCCTTTAAACTTGTCATCCCAATCTTTTTCTTTTTCCTGCATATGTCGTCTAAGATCGCCATAACGTTTCTTAAAACTTTTCTCTTCTGCATTTGCAGGTACAGCTTCTTCTTCTGGTTGTTCCTCTGTAGGTTCACCCTTTTGTTCTGCAATAAGTTGTTCGAGTTCTTCCTCTTCCATCTTACGTTTTTCTTCATTCGTATATTTACGATTTGCAAAAGCTACCTTAGTTGGTGCTTTCATTTCTTCAGACATTATTGTGTCATTCATTTTTCAGTCTTTCATACTGGGGCCGCCGTAGCCTAGCGTTGGTAGGGGGAAGGGTAGCCAGTTAAATTTAGCAGTTTAAATAATGGGTGCTGCTAATCCACGCCGTACAGGTGCAGTAGGTTCAATAACATCTGGTTCACCTAAGTCAAACAGTTCATTGCCTAATACACTTATCATAATTTCACCTATAGGACTTCCTAAAAACTCGATTACTTGCTCTCGTTCTTCGTCTACTAATGCATCAAATCTACTTGACACATTTGTTTTATATTCTTCAAAATCCATATTAGTTATTCCTATATACTATACTATACATTATTTATTGTCAATACTTTAATTTTATTTAAAAGCCACCGCCTCTGTAGGTATCTTTAGTTACCTTACCATCAGCTCCAGCATTTCTTGAGATTGCTGATTTTGTGTATCTTGAAGCTGATGCTTGTGCTTGTTGTTGTTTTTTCCGTCTATCTCTACTACTGCTACTACTTGACTGTGCCACCTTTGCCGCTTGTTGTTGAGCATAAGCTTCATTAGCTTTTCTAATAGACTCTGCTCTAATCCTAGCATCTTCAGCTTTTTTAGCCTCAACAGCTTTTTTAGTTTTTTGTATGTTACTAGTTTTTTTATCTTCTTTTGCTTGTTCAGCTTTTATCTTTTTCTTTTCAGCCGCTGTTGGGAACTTACGAGTTAATACGTTAGTACCCGGTTGGTTATACCATACAGCACCTTTCATATTAGGATCACCACCACTAGCATCTTTACCTATCTTAGCTTTAGAAGCTGGTGATAACTCATTTTTTCTACCTGCAGTAACTGTAGAAACTCTATCTGTACTAGCAATACTAATTTTATTTTTATCGTAAGTACCTACATTACGTTGTTTAAACCTCGGACCATTCTTTATGATCTCTCCCATTGTAGGTCTATGATACTCACCTTGCTCATCTACAAATACATTTCTACCAGTATCTGATCTAATAGCGTAACCTTCAGCATCCGAAAGTATACCTGTAGAACTACCATCAGAAACAGCACCTACTACATAGTTATCAACTGTAGTACCGCCTGTATTTTTGTATCTTTCACTTAACTCATAAGCTTGATCTAAGTTTACATCAGGTAAGTTTTCCCATGCAGTTGCTTGGTTAGACTGTCCAGCTTTATACGCTTGTTTAGGTTTGCTTACTTTAACACCCAAGCCAGTTTTTTCTTTTGTCACTGGTTCTGTTTTTGTAATATCTAACTTAGCAGTTTCTGTAATATCTAAAGGTACTTCTGGAGTGACACCAAAACCACCTTGTACTTTTTGTGTAGCATCAGGTGTATATGTAGGAGTTTTAGTAAAACGATCACTTTCTGTACTAGCTAAAGTATATTGATCCCTTCCTTGTACAGAACTATACCCATCATCTGCCGTTACTTGAGATGGGTCTGCACCTCTTGGTGGTATAGGTGCTGTATAACCTTCACCATAGTTAGAAGCAGAACCACCACCAACAGTAGCTGTTGTTGGAAATGCCTGAGAGTTTCTTTGTAAATCAGTAGGTGTATATGTACCTGCTCTGGGATCTGAAGTAGCAAATGCAGGATTTGTAGCGTCTGTTGGAAAGTTGTATACTTGATCTGGAAAAACATCGGGTTGTTGATCTGCTCTTGGGGGCAACATGTCATTATTAAAAAATTTATTAGTTGCTTCAAGGTCAAGTTTAGGAGGTAGTAAATTATCTATGTAATTATCTTTGCGTGTTACACCCCTAGTTAAATTAAAAACATCTGTACCCATTATATTATCTGCAGTTGGTTTACGACCAGCCAATTGATTTTTAAGGGCTTCATTAACGCTATTAGTTGGTAGTTGTGTTGGTTGTACTTTAATTGTCTCTCCAACATCACCTTGATCAAAACCTATAATTGGCGCAGTTGCACTGTAGCCATCATCTGCTGTTTGAGGAACTTGAGGAGATGTATAGTTTACACCATACTCTAAACTTGTTTGAGGTGGACGAGGTATACTTGTTTGTGATAAATCTAAAGCATCAGGACGCATATTTACTGTTTGACCTGCTGATATATCTAAAGCATCAGGGCGCATGTTAATTGCACCAGAGCTATATGATGTAGGTGCAACTTCCCTAACTTCTCCGGGCATTAGATTATTAATAGGATCATCCTGTGGTAAAAGTTTTATAGGTGTTGGGTCTACTTTAACACCAGTTTCTACAGCAACCTTTTTAACTGCTTCTACTTTTTCTGGTAACGTACCTAAAGCACCAGCTATTGCATCAATAACACCGCCAAATACATCACCTAATAAATTATTAACTAAACCACCACCATGTTTATTTATACCTGCAGTTCTAGCTTCAAGTGCTGCAATTTGTTCTGCGTTTAGTAGTCCAGAGTTTAAAAGTTTAGTAGCACCTAACAATGCTTTTTTATCTTGATGTGCCATTGCTGCCATAGGAAATATAGCAAGTGGCCCCATAAATAGTGTAGCCGCTTTAGCAAAAGTTCTTCCTGTCCCAACTAAAGTAGAGGACTTATCCATGTACTCTTCATAGCTTAGATTATCCCAATCAATTGCTTCTGGCGGTGGTAGTGCAACGTTAGTACGATCATCATTATTACTACGTCTTTCTTGAGTAGCTGTGTTAGCATCTGCAACTATATTATCCGTAGGTGTAGTACCAGACCCAACAGGTGCATCAGTACCTGTATACAAAGTATAACCATCAGGAATAGGGAATGTAGCTTTACCACCAATGAATGGTACTAGTATATTATTACCAGCTGCATTACGGTATTCTTTATATTCAATAGCCGCATCACCCATAAGTTTCTTAAAGTCTACTGTAGTACGTACAGGTTGTGTAATCTCTGGTGTAAGTCTACGTGTAGTAGTACCTAATGGTGCAACAGTTTGATTTGCAACAGATGCAACAGGATCAGGAGTACGCACAACATTTGTAGTACCCGTAGCTAAACCACCAACAGCCATATTAATTTCACCATCATCATCGGGTTCACCACCAGCTACAATGATTAAATCATCCATACCAAATGGCATATCATCATCCATAGTAGCTTCATCGCTATTGCCCATTTGACCCATAGCTTCCATTTTCTTTAGACCCATCTTAGCTTCTTGACGTAACTGCATAAGTTTATCTAAACCAATATATCGTGTAACATCCTCTGGAAATATAAACTCACCTTCACTAACGTTAGCATCAATATCATCACGAACACCTTCACGAGTTCCACCTACAGGAACTTCGTTACCAGATTCTTCGTCAATCATACC